AAGATAGCCGAACATTTTGAATTGTTTACCTGGCAGCTTATGATCGAGAATTTAGATGTAACTAATCCACCAGTATTTTTAAATAGCAAACAGCAGGCTTTTTTTGATAAGATGAAAAACGCATACAAAGAACTAGCAGGCCAATAGAAAGGGATTATATGAAATACATAGCAGCAATAATTATTCTGTTTTCAAGCCATTCAGCCATTGCGGATAGTATGGGATGGGATAATACCCAAGGCACTACAATGGATAACTGGAATCGCCAGAATGAAATTAATCAGATTCAATTAGACAATCAAAGACAATTCGACCAACAACAAAGGCAGATGCAGGAAATGCAACGCGCCAACGAACAGATACAACAAGATATGCAAAGGCAACGCATGATAAGAAGCGGACAAGGCCGACCAAACTCACTAGCTGACGAACTATATAAATAGTCATTTAACACTTCACACAACTGCCGCTCGGCAGTTTTTTTTCGCCTATTAAAAATAAATCTTATCTATTACGATAAATAATGCTTGCTTTTTGTTATCGCATTCGATAATATAACTACATCAACTCAGCAAACGAGTTAAACAAGATGGAGTTAATCATGAACACCAACATAAACAGAATGAAGCGAGAACAGGTTACTTGCAGATGTGCTGCGTACAAGTTCCCACATCGTCTGGATAGCAAGGCTTGTAAAGAGCTTTATAACTCTGAACTTGAAGCTGGCTATGAACCTGACAGCTTGCAAAGTTTAGGATTAGTTGGATTGTTTACTCCTGATAACTCTGTGCCAGTGAGGTTTTAAAATGCGATTAACTTTTGAAGTATTACTAGCTGTATTTGCTTTATACGCGGCTTTCTACATTGTCAATCTAAACGAACAATACGCAGACATGGTTGCAAGTGTTCACTGGTGCAACATCCAGTTTGATGGAAGCACAGCAGATAAACCTTGCACGATGGCTGAAAACGATACAGCGAAAGTGAGTTTCAAATGACTGATTATAAAAACAGACGCTATGAAGAACCTACACCGATAGAAGCCAAGATCGTACACGGTAGCGCATTTATCGCTGTATTACTTGCCTTGATTGTGTGGTTATAACTATGACTACTCTCTTTCTAATGTACGCCTTTATCACTGGCTTAGTAACGGTACTTTTAACGCTATACGCGCAGACATTCTGCGAAATGTACTGCTACTACCGTAAATGTGGATTGACACGTAAACAGGCTATTTTGAGTGTATGGAGAATGCAGAATGAGTGAACTATTAAGAGCGCATGGCGACATTGTAGACCTGATTGCAGAATCAGCTTTTATTCGCGGAAAACTTAGTGCAAGAAGTGAAGTGTATCAGCAATTAAAAGATGCTTATAACTCCGCAAAGATTGACACACCGACTTACATAGACGTTTTAAAAATATTGAACGAGGGGAAATAACATGAGCAACATTCAAGCAATACAGACGCAATCGCGCGAATCTTTAAGTATCAGTGAAGGCGAACTAATCAACGTATTAGCACATAGCCTTTATCCTGGTGCGCAACTTGATTCTATTAAGATGGTTTTAGGTTATTGCAAGGCCGCAGGATTAGACCCAATGCAGAAGCCTGTACATATCGTACCTATTTGGGATAACAAGGCAGGAACAATGCGCGATGTTGTTATGCCCGGCATTGGTCTATATCGTTCCCAAGCTTCACGATCAGGCGAGTATGCCGGCGTAAGTGAACCTGAGTTCGGTGATGACGTTAGTGAAAATCTAGGTGGCACTAATGTTACTTATCCAAAATGGTGCAAAGTAATTGTTAAACGCCTATTGCCAAATGGCGTAATTGTAGAGTTTGCAGCTAAAGAGTTATGGAAAGAAAACTACGCTATTAAAGGTGGAAAAGAAAAGTCTATCGCACCTAATGCAATGTGGACCAAACGCCCTTATGCGCAATTGGCTAAGTGTGCTGAAGCGCAAGCTTTACGCAAAGCATTCCCTGAGTTTGGTTCACAGCCTACCGCCGATGAAATGGAAGGAAAAGAGTATGACATTACCAACCAAGTAAACGCGAACAAAAATCAGATTGAATTTACGCCGGAGCAGGAAGCAGAACGAGGCGCATTAATTGAAACCTTAAACAAGGTAGCTGTAACGCAAGGTTTAAATTCTTACGCTGAAGTATGGATGAATCTTACGGCGCATGAACGTAAGTTAGTCGGTGCAGTTAAACACGAAGAACTGAAGAAGTTAGCACAAAAGGCTGATGCTGAAGTAATACAACAAGAACCAGCAACAGTAGATGCAGACTTCGTGGCTGATATGGAAGGAGCAGAATAATGGAAGTTAAACCAAATATAAAATTTGGAAAATTAACTTTTTTAAAAATAGCAGGTAGAGCTTCAGATAAACACATTATATGGGAATGTAAATGCGATTGTGGAAATTCACATAAAGCACTTGCAAGCAGCATAAGACGTGGACATACAACTCAATGTAAAGATTGTAAGAATAAATTACTTTCAGAAAAAAGCAAAACTCATGGAATGCGTTACTCACATGAATATAGAGTATGGCAAGCGATAAAAAGTAGATGCTTAAATAAGAATAGTAAAGATTATAAAAAATATGGCGCTATAGGAATATCAATGTATTTGCCTTGGGTAAATAGTTTTGAAGAGTTTTATAAATATGTTGGGAAATCAAGTAAAGAACTATCAATAGATAGGATTGATAATAATAAAGGATATGAGCCAAATAATGTTAGATGGGCGACTAGAAGCCAACAACAAAGAAATAAAAAAAATTCACTTTGGTTAATGTGGGGAAGTGAATTAATGCACATAAACGATATTGCAAAAAAACTAGGAATAACTAGAGGCGCTGCAACAATGAGGCATAAAAGAGGAAAGTTATATGAATGAATCTACACAACAAGGAACTTTAGCATGGAGACTACGCAGGGCCGGCAAGGTGACTGCAAGCCGTATTAAACACGTAATAGCCAAGACTAAATCAGGGTACTCAACTACTCGCGCTAACTACATGGATGAACTGATCATAGAACGCTTCGGTGTTATTAGCGATGGATTTACCAATGCTGCTATGGCCCACGGAACAGAAACAGAACCATTGGCACGTAGTATGTTCGAGCTTAATACAGGGGTAATGGTTGAGCAGATTGATTTTGTAGATCACCCGACTATCGAAATGACCGGCGCTAGCCCTGATGGTCTTATAGGCGCTGATGGATTGCTTGAAATAAAATGTCCTAATTCAACTACGCATTTTAACTATCTGCGTGAAGGTGTAGTGCCGGAAGATTACAAGCCACAAATGTCCTGGCAAATGGCCTGCTGCAATCGTCAATGGTGCGAGTTTGTAAGTTTTGACCCTCGCGTACCTGAAGGTTTACAGTACTTTCAAATAAGATATGAGCGCGATGATAGATATATTGAAATGATTGAATCTGAAGTAAGAATATTTCTTGAAGAACTTGAATCAAGGTATCAGGAATTAAAAGCAATTATGGATAAACGAGCAGCTTAAATTTTAACGTGCGCCCAAGCCGATAGTGGGAAAACATCGAGCAGTATCAGGCACACTCCTCCTCGCTTTAACGTGCTGATGATACCGAGTGATTCACGATAAGAATCAAAACCTATTTATGTTAATTAGTGCAGTGAATTTAAGTAAATCGTGCCGAAAGGGAATGGCGTTATGTTGAGTAAACCTAGAATTGTTTGTGCAGCCATCAAGATAGGTAACGTTTTGCTTGTAGGCGCTAGACACTATGACATTCACATGATTGCTCAAAAGAAAAGCTACGGATTAAAAGGCGCACGTTCAGAAGAAATACAAGGATTTATTGATCAACATGGTAATTTTTACGATAGGCGTAAAGCATGGGATATAGCTGTAACTGAAAATCAAATACGCAGACCTATTGATGGAAACGAAGGTGTGCTGTATAGCGAGAATTTATATTGAATCCGTACCAACGCAGCATGAGCCAAGTAAAGCTGATTAACAAGATAGTTTTTGTAAAGAATCCTTGCAAGGTAGTTAGAAACGAAGTTGTACGCGCCCTGAATTAACAGGTATTGGATTGCGGCAAATAAGTATCTAGCCTGTAACACATGGTCAATAGCCTAAGGTGCGACTTGTAGCAGTGTGTTATGGAGTGGATATTTAACAAGATAGTTTTTGAGAGGGAGTTAGAAGATGACATTTGAAGAATATAACCAAACACAATGGGGCGCATGTATGAAAGCTGAATATAAAGGCCAAATTTACGGAATTGATGCAGCAAACTTTCCAGAATACTTAGTTGCTCTTGATGATGGAAGTGGTGAGCCAATGTGGGTACGTTGTGAAAATATTAATTTGGTTGACGATTAATCATGAATGGCTGCCACTCTACCCTATCCCCTAACCGCTTACAGAGTGAATTAATCTATCACAGTAAAGGCAATGAAAAACAATCTTGTTAATTAGGTTAGTGGAAGTAACTAGCACTGATACGAAAGGTAATGACGATATGAATAATGATTTAATGTTTTCTAGTAAAACGGATTTATGGGCAACGCCTCAAGACTTTTTTGATAAGTTAAATGCTTTGCATGAGTTTGATTTAGACGTATGTGCAACGCATGAAAACGCTAAATGTAATAAATATTACACCGTTGCTGATGACGGATTAGCGCAACAATGGCAAGGCGTATGCTGGATGAATCCCCCTTATGGACGTGATATTAAGGCATGGATGAAAAAGGCTTATGAAAGCTCACTGAATGGAGCAAAGGTCGTTTGCCTAGTTCCAGCAAGAACAGATACGCAATGGTGGCATGACTACGCGATGAAGGGAAATATTGAGTTTATTAAAGGTCGTTTAAAGTTTGGTGGACATAAAGATTCTGCACCGTTCCCAAGTGCCATTGTAGTTTTTGAAACCGTTGCTACGGCATAGCGCTTGCCAAGCCCCGCAACAGAATTACCCAGATAGTTTTTAGCCAGAATAGGAAATAGGAATGAAAGTACAGGAATCATTAAAAGCAGCTATTGAAGAATTGGAAGCTCAAGGGATATTTGGCACTGCTAACCTATGCAAATCCGCACTATCCGAGATAGGGAAGTGTGAGCCAGTGGAAACTCTTGAGAAATGGCTATCAATAAATATGCCAGCAGGCACAGTAATAGGCGATCCTTTATGGTGGGCTAGAAAGATTAGAAATGTTATTGCTTACACGTCACCAATAAGCAAAGAGTGTGAGCCAGTTACTGATACATACGTACAATTAGTTCCTGATAAGTGTGACCGTATTGTTTACAAAAACAGATATTACTCACTTGATTTACTCACATCACCAATAAGCAAAGAGTGGGTGGATGTTCCTTATGAAGAACGCAGAGATTTATATAAATCACTATCAAAAGGAAATATAGACGGTTTCGCTGACTTACTTAGCGCAAAATTAAAACAACTTAACGCAGAGAAAGGTTAATTATGGACTACGAAACATTAACGAATCAAGCTAATTTAAATTCCGCTGTTGAAAGGCAGGAATATAGCTTGGTTTCACTATTAAAACCTAGAATATTTATTGACGGAAATAAATGGTGCGTCATGTATGGAGAAAGTGTTCAAGAAAGCGTTTGTGGATTTGGTGACAGCCCATATTTAGCTGTAATTGATTTCAACAAACAATGGGATTTTAAGTTGTCATCAGAACGATTGGAAGGTTAACCCATGACTAGATTAATATCAAAAGTAAAAGGAAAAACAGTCGCATTTAACGATGCTGACTATGTGGTCGAACCAACTATAAACGGTAAGCGTGTTTCCTGTAAGTTCTACAGGACTTGGAAACACATGATACATCGCGCCTATGACAAGAGCTTTCAATCAAATAATAAAACTTACATAGGCGTTACCGTCTGCGAATCTTGGCTTACGTTTTCTAACTTCAAAAAGTGGATGGAAGTTCAAAACTGGAATGGTAGTGAGCTGGACAAGGATATTATCAATCCAAATAATAAAATATATTCACCTGATAATTGTTGTTTCGTAAGCTCTAGGGTAAATTTGTTATTGGGTAATGGTCGCGCTAGGCGTGGGAAATATCCTATTGGCGTTTACTTTAACCTTGCGCTCGGTAAATTTCAAGCATATTGTAGCGATGGAAATGGGGCTGACAAGCATTTAGGTTATTACAAAACTCCCGAACTTGCTCACGCGGCATGGTTAAAGTTTAAGCTATCAGTAATAGATGAAGTTATAGCTACGCTAACAGACATTCGCGTTATTGACGGCTTAACTCGCCACAAATTATTGATACAAAATTTATATGGAGAACAGCCATGCGGTTAATAGATGCAGATGCTTTGTTGGAAGCAATTAAAGCTGATAGATATACAAACGCTCAAGATGCGATTTTCTTTATCACCAACGCCCCCACAGTTGAGCGTGAAGGATGGGTAAGTGTAGAACCTATATGGATAGTGAATAACCTTGGCGAACTAGGCGTAAAAGTTGGAAATAGATGCTTCTTTTTGTATAAAGGTGAAAATATTGAGTATGAAGATGCGCTAAACGATGATGATACGCCAATGATGTATCGAATTGTAGGTAAACGTGAGTTTGGGGAAACGTGCAAGCCTATCATTCACATGAAAGTTGAAGATGGTGTAATTTATGACAGAACTCCACTACCTTACAAGCAAGAGCTTACCTACATTCAAGGGTTAAGTTTTGGAACTGCTGATGATGGGAAATGGCAACCACTACCAGCCGCACCAAAGGAGTAAATAAAGATGACAACGAATAACGAGGCGTTTGAGCAAAAATTTACACTACCGATTGGCGTTGAATATATTCCAGAGCATAACTTTTATGCTTGGGTTAATGGTAAGCATCATGGATTAATATCTCGGAATTACAACGACAAATGGATTGTATGGCAAGCTGCAACCAACCTATCTGCTAATCGGATTAAAGAGCTTGAGAGTGAAGTTTCGGAGTTGAAAGATGCCAAGCAGGATTTGGAAAACGAAGTCATTCATTTGCAAGAAATGATAGAGCCACTTCAAGCCAACAACAATCAATTGCGCGAGGCTTTGTTAAACTACGGTGAACATACAGACCTATGCAATATAAAAGAACCTACTGTAGCAGTTTGTAACTGTGGCCTTGAACAATCCCTCGCAGCAACACCAGCCGAATCACTGCAAGCTTTTAAGAATGAACTGATTGAGAAATGCGCGAAGGTTTGTGATGAAGATGCTCAAGAATCGCGTTTGTTTGGTGAATCATTTCAATCCAATGTGGCAACGCTATTAGCTGAATCTATCCGCGCGCTTAAACAGATAGAGGTGAAATGATATGAAACAACAATTAGTATTAGACGTTATTCTTAATGGTGAAGCCACCACTTACGGAGTGCAGGTTTTATTTACGCATGGAACAAAGCAAGGTGAAACGCCACATCAAAAATGGTCGTTTACTACGATAACCGAAAATATTGAAAATGCTAATTTAGAACTTAATTATTTCAACGCAGAAGGCTACGAGGCGCGTATTGTTAAAATTACTACTAAGGCAGAGGTGGTTGAATGACAGATATACAACTAGCAATTAAAGCGGTACAGATCGCGCTTGAATCGCACCCTAGACCACTACACGTTACGCAGAAACAAGCTGCTGAGATGCTTGGTTTATCAGTGCCTACTGTACGCAAAATGGTAGCCTCTGGCGCGTTAAAATTAAATAAGTGTGGATTAATACCAATTAGCCAAATTGACATTGCTATGGCTGCTTAATCTAGCATAGAAGATACATCATGCGCTTTCGGGTTATAGTAAGTGAGCGCCTGGGTAGTGCTAGACCAGCCGAATATTTTACACAATGTTAATACATCAACTTTACGAGAAATCCATGTTGCTGCTGTATGCCTTGCATCATGGAAAGTAAATCCGCTTAATCCTGCATTATCTCTAGCGCGTCTAAACAAAGCGTCACGGGTTGCAGACGTTACACTAAATACGGACTTGTTATCAAATCCGCGCATCTTGTTAAGTAGCCTGACAGACTTGCGCGATAACGGAACGTCACGCTTTACTGTTTTCGTCTTAGGTAATACGCAATACTTATCATGTACATTTGACCATGTTAGATTGCATAACTCCCCTGCCCTCATGCCAGTACGCAACGCAAGTAAAAACATAACCGCTACTGACTGACTAATTGATTCAATGCGTAAATTTGGGGAGTAGCCAAAAGCTTTCAGCATTAACTTAATCTGCCAGCGCGTTATCGTTATATCTCTATGTTCTGGCGAAGATGGCTTGCGAACATCACGCACTGGATTATGCTCAATCCACTTTAACTCTTTTTTCGCGTGTTCAAATATTGCAGATAGCATTGTCATTTCACGAATGATCGAACCTGCTGATATGCTTTGTTGATCTCGCCATATTCCTAGCACCTCACTGGTACATTGTGAAATTGGCTTATCAATAGGTAATGTGCTGCGTAAAAACTTGTTAATACGCACGACTTCCCATGCTTCCCCACGCTTAGTTGGTGAAACTTCATCACGGTACTTTTCGAGCAACTCACGTAAGGTATGTTTGTCTTTTGGCGACTTCTTGGCCTCTGCACGTATTTCAGTTTCACGCATAGATGCCCAGGCATTTGCTTCGCGTAGTGTACGGAATACCTGACTGTCACGCTCACCAAGCACACAAACCTGTACCCTGTAACCGTCTTTATATTTTTTAATCGAAGCCATGTGCGTAAATCACTGCGTAAATCGTGGGGAGTTACACTTTAATTTAATTGCATTGGCAATGCAATAAAGATTATTTGATACTAGATAACTGCTTGATATTTCACTATTTTTAATTTACAGTGAAACTATGATATAATTCAATGGTGCCGACGGAGAGCATCTTACATCAAGTAAATATGCGCTTCATAGAGCATCGTGCGTAATTTATGGGGAATAACATCATAAATTTACAATTTAAACGAATCAGTTTAGTGCGCTAACACTTTACCGATTCTAACCAAACTAACTAGATTGGAGTTAATTATGGCTGGCAACATTATAACGCAAGAACGATTAAAAGAGCTATTGCATTACAATCCTGATACAGGAATTTTTACATGGAAAGTAAATAAACCTAGAGTGTTAATGGGGAGCATTGCTGGAACAATATGCAATAAATACTTAACTATAAAGATAGATCAGGTTAGATATTACTCTCATAGATTAGCTTGGCTATATATGACAGGAAGTTTCCCAGATAAAACAATAGACCATATAAACAGATCGGAAGGTGATAATAGATTTTCAAATTTAAGAATTGCATCTTATTCTGAAAATTCAATAAATAAAGAAATTAAAAAAACAAATACATCAGGTTATAAAGGCGTTTCTTGGGATAAAAATAAAAACCAATGGCTAGTTAGATGTATGGCTAACGGCAAAAGAATATTTTTAGGATATTTTGATGATATTGAGTTAGCAAAAGAATCTTACATAAACTTTGCCAAAAAAAAACATGGTAAATTTTATTGCGACTGGCCCCCGTGTATTTCCCGTTATGTCGATAAAGTGTGATTTAATAAACACATAACTATCATGTGTCGATGCTGTAACTATTCACACCCGTATATGTTGCATTGTTTCTGATATAGATTATACAGTGCTTCGTAATCATAGTCAGTTACTTTGCAAGCATCTACAACTGTCGCAAGGGTCTCGTTGCAGTTTCCGCTGGGCTGGGAAGAGTTGGAGGTATGCTCTGCCACCGAGGACACGTTAATGCTACTGGTGGATTCGTTCCGCAGCTTGATACTATCGCGGTAAATATTAAGCTCATTACTAATTTCATTGATTGAACCTTTCAGTTTATCCTCTACACGTTTGCGGTCTAGCTTTTCATTTGTCAATGATTCATTGTGAGTTGCCATTACATCTTGAACAGTATTAATTGCGTATTCGCGTAGTATTTCATTTTCATGTTCTTTATCTTTGGCTAACTGTTCAGCAGCAGTTTTATACTCTGTATATTCCTGCTGAATATCACCTAGCTGTAATTTCTGCCAATAAGCATACAGGCATAATAAAACGATGATGAATTGCAGCGGATAGCGCGTGAACAGGTCTATTACTCTGCCAATAAACGATTTAAAGATAATCCATGCAGCGGCAATCATTTCACGCCTTCATGTTCTAATGAGTAGTGGTTGCCATCATTGAACCTTCCACCCCATGAGCCGCCTTTAGATTCCCACCATTCACCTAATTGTTTATGGTCATCAGTCGTTCCCAAAAACTTACCATCTTTAAACAAGTTTAAATCAATCGCTAATCTGTTCTTATGTGCGCTTTTTGGGTGTCCGTAACCTTTCTTAACGCCTAACTCACCATGAAGTCTAGGGTCACGATAAGCATCACCTAACGTTACTTCATAGCCTAGTGTGTATGCGTGTGTAATTAACTCTGTAACCATTAATGCAAATTTTGACTGCTTTTGTCTTAGTGTCATGATCTGCTTTCAGAATATACTTTAAAAACGAAGCCCTGCAATACAGATATAGGAGCAGTTACTGCGGCAATAATCAGAGCAACATCTGCCCCTTGCTTATCGGTTTCTGTTGCAAATATTGCAGCCCAATAGAACGCTTCCCACGTCATCCATACCGTTACATACAAAACAAAAGAACGAACGGATAAAAAGTTTTTGTTATCTATCCATTTAAAAATAGGCATTACTTGCCGCCGGTCCATAATCCAAACTTCGCCTGAAGCCCGGTAATAATCAAACCTAAAATAATTATGGTTAATCCCCATGCGCCTTTTTTGGCAAGATCAAGCTTCATTTCAAGCCAGAAATTCTCTTGCGCCTGCGCTGCTTTAATCATGGCTTCATGAGATAGTCGGTGATTGTCTGGCCCATCTGGAAATGCGCTCATGCAACGGTTAGCCTTGTCATTCAATGCATCCATTTTTTTATCAATCTCTTCCAATCTCTCACCCTGCTCATAAACCATTTTTTGTAAAGATTCCATATTTCTTCTTTCGGTCATATTATTAATTAAGCTATCTTTCCGTAGCTTTAATCTTCAATCTAATCTAAATGGTTGCCGGTATGGTCAAATGGATTTAGTAGCAAATCCCCGATATAACGCGCTAATTTTCCTCTTAGCGTATGTTGTTTGGCATGACGCTTTAGCCGATCAGTTACCAGCCATTCTTTAGGCAATTCAAAAAAAACCAGCGTGAACACTAGAACATTATTGATGAAATCTAAAAGTATGCTGATAGCCACGAATGGAACACAGAGAACCCACAATAAACCGTTTAATTTTTTCTCAGCATGAGCACGTATCATTGCCATTGAAGCAACATACATAATGAAAAACAGGTACAAATCAGCGAGTAAGATATATAGATAAATCATAGATAAGCCACATTCACTTTTCCGTTATCGAATGTAGAGTTATAAATTCTGACTATATCCAATTCGCCAGACAATGCCCTTGAGCCAGTAATCATAATCATGTTTGTAGCTGGACCACCGCCACCAAGCAGCCCTGATGCAACCCAAGTATTAGTAGATTCATCAATAAGAGAAAGCGTTACTATTCCAGTTAAATTGTTTGCCGCTAGCGCTATTGCTGGCGCTGCAAATGATGAAGCCCCTGAAGTCGATGTGCTTGTAGTTGTATTTGCTGTAGAACCGATTGCGGCATTGGTTAAGTTATAGCTTGATGAAACAGGAACGCCGCCAGTGCCGATACGGATACCTAATACATATCCGTTCCCTGAAGAGGAAACCTGATCAAAACTTATGTGGATAATTTTTACGCCAGAAGGAATTACAAAATCTTTAGTCGTGCCTGATGTGGTTGCTTGCGGAGTTCCTAGCGTAATACTTGAAGCAGCAGCAGGCGCCGTACTCGCCCATGTTGTACCATCAGACGTTAATACATTACCGCTCGTGCCTGGTGCAATCGCTTGAGGTGCGCTTACGCCGTTACCAAGCAATACGCTATTTAACGTCAATGTATCTGCACCGATGCCGCCTTGTGCTACGCTTAACGGAGTTGTAAGCCCTGCTATTGAGGTAATATCACTGTTCGCACCTGACTTAGCCGCGCCTAGATTCGCTCTAGCTGTCCCCGGTATAACTTCAGATAAATTATTAGCCGCCAGCATGTCGCCAGTACCTGCCCCTGCGGCTCCTTTAGACGCAAATATTTCCCAAAGTCCATTTGAATAATCAGTCGAGAATGTGCCTGAAATGTGATCAGATAATGCGATATAACTATTACCTGATTCATATACGATGTTATTTTTATCATAATCAAATGCAGTAATCCAGCTACCTACCCATTCAAACCCTACGATATTTGCAGCCGCCCCAGCAACCGAAGCGGCAGAACCTGATGCTGCTGTAGCACTTGCACCTGCCGCACTCGCTGAAGCTGCCGCGCTAGTTGCTGCCGCTGATGCTTGCGTTAGATAATCTTCCGGCTCTATCTCACTGGAAACGTCAACTTTTACCGCTCTATCTACCTGCTCCTGAACCTGTTGCACCAGCATGGTTACTTTGTCTAATGCATTCTCGATTATTTCAGGATAAAAGCCGCCCTGATTCTGTATGTCAGTTTCCTGTAGCATATCAAGATCAGACACAATGGTAATCGTGTTTCCAGTTGCGTAAGTCGCTATGGTTTCAACTGTCCCGCCCGGTGATGCATTTTGATCAGAATTAAGACTTACGGAATATTGAGAATCAAGCGTAAGATCAGTTTCAACCGCTAATGAACTGGTAAGCACTACACGAACGTCAGCCGTAGTAAAGCACTTAAATGAGA